TCTTGCCCCCGATCTGGAGGTGAAGATTTTGAGAATCTCCCCGTTAGAATTAACGGAGATGACATATTGTTTAAAGAACTGTACCCACATCAGTATAATGTGTGGGCTGAGATAGTTGCTCATTTTGGCATGAAGTTATCCCCTGGAAAGAATTACCGCTCCAGGAAATTCGCCGTATTCAACAATGTTCTTATCAAACGCGGTGATCCTGAAGTGTCGACGGTCCCTTATTTATTTATGAAAACATTAAGATTCAAAGGGACTGTTGAGAGAGGAGAAAGGGAAGACCTCTTGGGCCGTCTGTCGGAGAAGAGGGGGGAAGAGATCAGGCGAATCGACAATTTCGATATTGCCGAGCGATACGCCACCACAATGGGTAGTGGAAGGAGCGTGCTCCAAAGAGTCAGAATTCATGACGTCTTTGTGAGAAATTATCAGAAAGAAATTTCTCGCTATTTGAGCCCATACTGGTCACCTAGTAAAGGTGGAGTTGGTCTAGACCGAATGTACTGTTCGAAATTAGATAAATTTCGAAACACTGAGTACCATCGGTTCTTAGCCACTCGTTTCCCGCCACGCCGGATAATAAGATCTATTTATCCAGCACCTGTGGACGGGATACCAGATATGGTGTCCTTCGTGGACGAATGCTCTTGGCTGAGCCGAATCGCTTTGTATTCTTCTTGCAGATGGAATTCTAAGGAGGAAAGAACTGTGAGGACTTCAACTGGGGTTCGTATATTTAAGTATTTTCGTCGTTTTAAAAAAGACGAAATCTCAAACGGATACGAACTCAGTTGTTTGGAGGAAGAGAAAGTGAGGTCAACGTCGGTCTCTCGATTCTCTGGGTTTCTGTCGCTCGCGCAAGCCACTACGGCTTTATTAGCGCTTGAGCTCGGATCTAAATCCCAGGGAGTCTCCGTATCGTTGATTGATGGAGAGGTGGTGTTAAATGTTTTATGTAAATTAAAAGCCACTCTCTACACATCTTGAATCTCCTGTTCTACCAGGTCTGATCTAAGGTAAGCTGTTGTCAGCGACCCTCGACCGCCATGAAGGTAGACTACTCCCGTCGGGTAAACCATACCCCGCTTCGGCGGGTTCCCCTCGGTTGGCGGGTTGACTGGAGCTGAAAGCTTCCCCATACTAAAGTAACTGTATGTGTAGGAAGCGGTTCCACTGTCACCCTGTTTCCGTAGGGGTGCCGAGTAGGGCCTAGTTCGCTGGAAGTAGGGGGAAGTTATGCTTCCCTCAGCGGAG